TCCCGCGGGGACGATTTAGTCCCTTCCCAGCCACAATCAATATGGCTGGGTCCATCGGCGTTTCAGTGTAACGGCGCCGTACCGTGCGGATCTTCTTAAGTGATCCTTAGCCGTTAGAATCTCGTCCCCATTACGAGACTCTAGCGATAAGAATGACTTTAGAAGAGCACCGTGTCCATCCAGCTTATCTGTACGATAAACTGGGGTAGCCACCCACGCCCTTACTTCTGGGCGTTGGTATCTACGTCCCCATCTCTTAATGGAAACGTAGGGCTGATAAGACACTTTGCCTAGTCCAGCACAATCAGGACCCACAATCGGTAGTTCACCGAGTATGGATTCGCACTTATGTAACATGTGCGAGCTAGTGATCCAGTAACCCTTTTGGTAAAAGAGATTACTAGTTTCAAGCCAGCTAATGATTGAACTGGGAGCCCGCTTGTCATTGGGACGTGTCGTCCGGATGTAGGTAGGTGTAACCTCCTCACCATCGAACGCGTCAACTCCGCAAGACTCTCTGAACTTTCCAGTCCAGTAAGACTTATCGGAGTTCACCTTACAATAGTACTTTTGTAGGTGTTCAATGACAACTTCCACATCATCTGCGGGGATGACTATGTCATCACCATAGATGTAGACATCTCTAGACACTTTAAAAATGTTTTGAGATGTCACGGGGAGGTTGCGCTTTTCTAGAAGAGCCCCTATACAAATAGTATAGAAGTACATGGACTCAACTGGAAAGCACAGAGCTGATCCCATAGACGCGAATTTATTTAGATGGATAATATCTCCATCTGGTAGTCGCGCCCTCGTAGACCGACATGCTAGGAGAGCACCCTGAAAATCAGGGTACTTTTTAAACATGTCTACTGCAAGCGACAAAGGAACTCTGTCACTTGCCGAAGATAAATCGATCGTCGCAAGACGACCGTTCTTCGACGAGATCAATGCCTTCCTCTGATTTATAGTCTGGTCTGTGAAATTCACATGACCAGCTGTAAATCCATAGGATTCTAGACACTTCATTAAGTGACTAGAGAGAGCCTGTTGTGTATATTGCATACACACAGGTTCGATGGCAATGATTCTGGGAGACTTCAGTGTCTTTGGGACGGTGATTACCCTTACGGGTTCTTCATCCGTCTCATCTACGACAGAAACTTGCTCGAACTCCGGACTTAAATAAGCATTTTCATTAGGAAAAGCGTATTCAAGCATCGGAAAGTAAGGTTCGAGTCTGTCGTGCCACCGTTTGAAAACGAATTTGCTGTTTCCAGTAATTCGTTCGGCGGTAGATCCAGGGCCATGCTTGGGAAGGCAATTATGCATTGAATAATCTCCAATACATAAAAGACAATCCCACAGCACATCGCAAAGATAATTAAAATCAATGCGAAGTCTTGGATCCAACGGCTCACTGAGGTCTTGCTCATCCTTTCTGAACTTGTTAAAAGCCTTGCGAACCCTAGAAGGGTCACAAGGAAGTTTAAGCTTTTTGAAAGAATAGGCGCATTGCCTGATTCCTTCAATAGCCGCGACTTCAGGTTCATTAAGAATCCTCCCTGTACCAGGGTCAAACACCAGAGCGAAGAAACCTTGTAGAAATGCAGGGATCTTCCCCCTCTTTCGAAAACCTCGAAAGAAGGTTGGCTCAATCCTGCCTAAGGCCAGTGAGCGATCAAACTCACTACCTAAAGCAGGGAGGGTTATCGTTAAAAACGATAATCCTTCGTGTTTGACGCGTGACACATAAGTTAATATGTCACGCTTGTCTGGTTTGTTAGTGGAGCACTTCGCAGCTGCATCTTTATAGATGCACACTGCAAGCTCAGTTAGGTCACTTGCGTGGCTTTTCAAGCGTCCTCCTTACTAGGGGGTTAAGCTTCCAGCCACAACTCACTGCGTAAACCCAATATAAATTAGGTTTACCAAACATTTACACGGACTAAGAGAATATTGTGAGGTAGGGTGAGCCCTCTTTTGGAGCGACTCACCCCATTACGCTACTTGGTATTCGGAATACGAGGAATCTGTTTATCAGTTTCCATCCTAGACCGAATTAAAGTACCAAGTAGAGAAGCAAGCAGAATGAGAAAATCATCTGCAAACTTCCAAAGTAATGTTCTCATAATAAACTCTCCTTTCCTAAAAGGTTTAGTGTTGATTACTCAGCACCTTACCAAGGAAAGTAGCGTCCGCCAGGTCAAAAAGACCTGCCGCGATGTCTTCTATATCACCATCGTCGAAACCATATTCAGGTTCGTCAATGACGATATAGACACCCAGACTCTTATACTCATTTACTGAGGTAAGAGGATCAGCAGCGACAACTCTGTTGTCAATGCGGATCATACGCCGAGTCCGATCTTTGGACTCCTGGTGAGAAACGGTCAACTTGAACGCTTCATCACTAGATGCGTATTCTGACCTATACCCATCGGATTTTACTCGATTAAGGGTATACGGTGTACTATCAACGGTAAATGTCTGTGGGTCTGCAAGAGCCATGGTTGAACCTCCCAAGCTTAGTAAATGGCACGGGAGCCGCCAGGCACCGCATAGCTTGCCAAAGCTACACGGTTTTTAGATCTGGCAACTCAATTGTGGCTATCTTAGTGCTTTAGTCTTGATAAGCCTAAAGCGCCAAGAATCGACCACTGACGGGAGGAAAAATCACCACCCGTCAAGCCAAAACCAAATGGGGATGCGCCTACACGCGATTTAGACTCCAAATTCATGGAGGCTGTCGCAGAGATGGGTCCAGTCAGAAAATTATTCTGACCGCTATACGTAATATTACGTATAGTATGACACATCACATAGGCGTACTTGGCACATAGATTATCGAACATGATTGAGTCCATGTTGTTGATTGCATCACCAACATCGGCACACCAGTCGATAAGCCATGACCAAGGGGTGAGCTCCCATACGAGAGACGGAGAGGGCATAACACCATATAACATGGCGATTGCCCGAGCATTCCAATACCAAGAATCCGGTTTTGCCGGAATCCAGTAGCGAAAAGCTCCCGAAAACCAAGAATGACGAGAAAAATTCTTTGTCACTCTTGAACTCCCATATGGGTAGGAATAGAGATACGAAGATGCTATAGGATAAAGGCCACAAGATGTGTCCTGTTCCGTTAGTACCTCCGATTCACTCTCCATTCCAATGGTGCCACGCCTTCTAATCCAGCGGCCATTATCTCGCCTAAGTTGTTTAAGCTTAGAATCGAGACTCTTAGTGGTCTTATAAAGATCACGAAGATCCGCTAGAAATGGAAGCCACCCAAATTGGTGGTTCAGCCAATGGTTAGCCAGTTTCTTCGGAGCAAAATTACTCCGATGGCCACCCATGGAACGCCATAAATCGGCGAATCCTTTGGCTGAAGTCTTGAGCATTCTTGGTACTTCGTGGATTTCTCCAAGAAATACACCAAGATCTGCTCCAGACCGCGTAGGTCGGAATTTATTCCAACCTTTGGCACCTAGTTGTGACGCATAGTCCATGTCTGACGTAGATGAATTAAAATCATCTAAGTCATTAAACCCAAACTCATGGAAGATGTTAGGAGCGATGCTACCAAAAGAGTGGCATCCCTCATAAGCATACTTCCATCCGACCCAAAAGCCGGAATTATGAGTTTCATACCAATTGGTGTTGTACTTTCTAATTGAAAGTCCACCACCTTCATGGTATGGCGGTCCTGGATGTGTTTCATCAACACACCAGGCACTGCTGGTGACTACCTCGAGAGGACCAGGTGGTGTGCCAAGATGAAAATCACTTAGCCACCACCAAGGTCCATTCCCGTAGGGATAAATGGTATCAAAACCACTATGTCCCAGGTAGACGGGCAAGCTAACGCTTGTTCGACGTGTCCTAATACGACTCACAACTATCACCTCCTCCCATTCGGTTAAGAGCCAGTGCTATCTAACAACACCAGCTGTTGCCCCCCCAATGGGGG